GACGGCCGAAGGCGACATCTACCGCCTGATGGAGGCCGGTCGCGGCGGTGGTCACGGCATCGTCACCTTCGCCCAGGCCGTCACCGGCGCCGTGGAGATGGCCGCCGCCGCCCATGGCCGGGACGGTCGGCTGGCGGGTCTGGCGACCGGGCTTACAGACCTGGACCGGATGCTGGGCGGGCTGCACCCGTCCGACCTGCTGATCCTCGCGGGCCGCCCGTCCATGGGCAAGACGGCCCTGGCGACCAACATCGCCTTCAACGTCGCCCGGTCCTACCGCTACGAAGTCGACGTCGATGCGCCCGGCGGTCAGAGGACGCTGGAAGGCGGCAGGGTGCTGTTCTTCTCGCTGGAGATGAGCGCCGAGCAGCTGGCCATGCGCATCCTGGCGGACGCGTCCGGCGTGTCGTCCGACAAGCTGCGCAAGGGCGAGATCGACGCCGCCGACTACGGCCGGTTCCGCGACGCCGCCATCGAGATCGCCAATGCGCCCCTGTCCATCGACGCCACCGGAGGCCTGGCCATCGCCAAGCTGGCGGCGCGCGCCCGGCGCGAGAAGCGACGGCATGGGCTGGACCTGATCATCGTCGATTACCTCCAACTGGCCACGGTCTCGAACGGACGGCGCGACGCCAACCGGGTGGAGCAGGTCAGCGAGATCACCGGCGCACTGAAGGCCCTGGCCAAGGAACTAAACGTCCCGATCATCGCCCTGTCGCAGCTGTCGCGTCAGGTCGAGCAGCGCGAGGACAAGCGCCCCCAGCTGAGCGACCTGCGCGAGTCCGGCTCCATCGAGCAGGACGCAGACGCGGTGATGTTCGTCTACCGCGAGAGCTACTACCTGGGCCGCGCCGAACCCAAGGAAGGCACGACCGAACACATCGAGTGGCAGGGCCAGATGGCCATCCTCGAAAATCAAGCCGAGGTCGTCATCGGCAAACAGCGCCACGGCCCCATCGGCATCGTCAAGCTGGCCTTCGACACCAACACCGTCCGGTTCGGCAACCTCGCCAACGACCACTGGTCAGCCGGCTATCACGACACCAGCACCTCCCGGAGCGATTACTGATCATGAGCGACGCCCCCCGCTCCCAAGACGCCTGCCTGCCGTCGCCGTTGACCCCGGCCGAATGCGACCTCTCCGGTTACGACTGGTTTCCTCTGAAACACAAACGGCTGACCCGTTCGGCCTGGTGGATCAGGGCCAGCGATCGCGCCAAGGCCCTGAACATCGACCTGTGGTGCGCCGCCTATCAGGAAGTTCCCGCCGCCAGCTTGCCCGATGACGACGTCGCGCTTTCGGACCTCGCCGGTTTCGGCCGTCGCGACGTCGCCGCATGGCTGGAGGTGAAGGAAGAAGTCCTGGCCTGCTGGACGCTGTGCGCGGATGGCCGGTGGTATCACCCGACCCTGGCCGAGGTCGCGTGCGAAGCCTGGGCGACGCGTCTGGAGACGATCCAGCAGCGTGAGGCTGACCGCGAGCGCAAACGTCAGAAGCGGGCCGGTGGAAGTCCGGACGCGTCCGACGGACTTCCCGATCCGTCCGACGGACGTCCGTCGGACGTCCAGCGGACCGGCACCGGAAATCCCCCGGAAAACGCTCTGAAAGGACAAGACAAGACAGGACATAGGGAAGCTGACGCTTCCCCCTCTCCGCGCAAGGGCGCGGACGGAGGAGGAGTGGCGGGCGACGCCGCATGGCGGGAGGTCCAAACCCTCTACGGCGACTTGGTGGCCAAGGGCCGAGGATCGCCGATGCAGGCCAAGTCCGCCTGGCTGCGGCTGACCGGCGACGAGCGGCGCGCGTTGCCCGCCGCCATCCGCGCCTACGCCGCCGCCAAGCCATGGGGCAGTTCCGGGGCGCCGGGCCTGCATCGGTTTATCGGCGAGGACTTCTGGCGCGAGTTCGCGGTCTCGGCGTCGGTCACCAGCATCGTCTGGGCCGGCCCGCCCGATCTGCGCGCCGCCGTCGCCGCCGAGATGGGCGACGCGTTCGCCCGATCCTATCTCGACCCCGCCGATTATCGCTGTTCCGGCACTCCCGACGGCTTGCCGAGAATCTTACCACTGAACACCATGGCCGCCGCCAAGCTGCGCGCCTGCAAGGCGCTGGCCTCTGTCGCCATCCAGGATCCTATCCAGCCCCGGAAATCGGCATGAACTCGCCCCTGACCGCCCGAGACTTCGTCGTCTTGTCGGCGCTGGTCGTGCCCAGCGAGGCCGCCGGCGTGATGGCCAGCCTGGAATGGCGCGCCGTCCGCGCCGCCTGGCTTGCAGCCCTGGCAGAAATCGGTGTGACCGAGGAACAGGCGCGCGGCCTCGCCTCCCGCCAGCGCGACCTGGCCCTGCAAACCCTATCGTCCGCCTCCGCCCTAAAGGAAGTCCGCGCATGAGCGCCGCCCGCAAGATCGAGATGTTCAAGCCCGGATACGAGGGCGCGCGGCCGGAAGGACGTCTGACCCCCCTGGAGGCGACACGTTACGCGGCCGTGTCCGAGGAACTGCGCAAGCGGCTACACGACGCCATGCTGACGCTGGGCGCCCTGACGGCGGCCCGTCCAAGCTCTGGCGGATCGACCATGCCGGAATACCTGCATACCTTCGCCGACAAGGTGGGGTGGGACCCCGAAGAGGGCCCGGCGGTGGTCCGGTTCATCCCGACGCAGGCGCAGATCGACGACTTCCTGCCGACCGTGGCTCTGCTGGACGGCCTGTCGCCGATCTTCATGAAGGTGCTGGCGTTGCGCGCCGTCGGCGAACGCGTCGGCGGGTTTTCCTATGCCGCCATCGGCGAGCGTTTCGGCAAGACGGACGCCTGGGCCAAGCGCATTCACGCCGCCTGCGTGGTGCTGGCCGCGCGCCGGTCCGGCCTGCTGGCTCCGGCGCCGAAAGGCTGGGCGGTGGTGGTCGTGGGTGTCCGCACCGGCGGCTGGCGGTCCTACATCACCACGGCGCGCGATCCGCAGGCGGCGCTCTACGACCTGAAGGCCAAGTCGCCGCTGGAGCTGGAAGCCGCCTTCGCCTTCTGGACGGCCGGGAAGGCCGAGGCCGCCCATGTGGTGAAGGAAGCCCGCAAGCATATGCTGGGCCGCGTCTCGCACGGCAGCTGGCACTACATGCCGCCGGAGGACATGCTGAACGTCCTGATCGAGGAGCAGACCGCCGTCGCCCGGCCGTGGGAACTGGAAGCGCTGAACCTTCCGACGCCGCGCCACAGCGCTAGGTCCGCCGCCACGGTGATGGTGGACAGCGCCCGGTTTGAAGCCGCCAAGAGCGGAGGGGCGGCATGAGCCTGAAGGGTCTGCATCTGGAACTGATGCGCAGCCTGTCGCAGCCCCGGTTCGACCTGGACGACGAGAAGGTGTGTCAGCAGCAAATCTTCGATTGGCTGGTCGCCCAGTTTCCCGAGCGCCAGGTCGACCGCGAGCGGCGGTTCGGCCTGGGCGCGGACATCCCCGATTTCTACATCGAGGGCGTCGCCATCGAGGTGAAGATGAACCGCGCCCGTCCGACGGAGATCATCAAGCAGATCGGCCGTTACGCCGAGCATCCGCAGATCACGGCCGTGATCGTGGCGACCAACCGCGCCCTGCGTCTGCCGGGCAAGATGGCGGGCAAGCCGATCTACGGCGTCAGCCTGGGGAGGGCCTGGCTGTGAGGACCTATGGCGGACTGTCCCTTGTCGCGGACACCTGGATCATGGGTGGGCTGGACCCGCACGTGAAGATCAAGCTGAAGGCGTTGTTTCCGCAAATCCCGAAGGGCGCGGGCGGACCTTATCGCTTCGCCAATACGCCGGTGCGGGCGGCCGACCTCGCCTGGTTCGAGAGCCGATACCCGCTCGCCATGTCGACCGAGGATCGGGGCGCGCTGGAGCGCCAGGTGACGCGCAACAACGTCGCGGCGGCCGAGATCGAGCGGATACGGACCGATCCCTATACGCCGCCATTGTTCGCGGGCCTGCGGGAAGGTCAGGTTGTGCGCGAACATCAGGGCCGCGCCGTGGCCCAGCTGGAGCGCGTCGACGGGCTGCTGGTCGGGGACGAGGTCGGGGAAGGCAAGACCTATACGACCGGGGCGGCCTGCCTGCTGCCCGAGGCGCTGCCGGCTGTCATCGTCTGCATGCCGCACCTGAAGGAGCAGTGGGCGAAGAAGCTGCGCGAGTTCACCACCCTGAAGATCGAGGTACTGAAGCGAACCCGGCCCTATCCCCTGCCAGAGGCGGACGTCAGGATCCTGGGCTATAGCCAGCTGTCGGGATGGGCGGACGTGCTGGAGGCCTCGCCCATCGGCCTGATCGCCTTCGACGAGATGCAGGAACTTCGTCGGGGCGAGGCCGCCGACAAGGGCAAGGCGGCGCTGCGGCTGGCGGATCGGGCCCGGTTCAAGATGGGGCTGACCGCGACTCCGATCTACAACTACGGCGACGAAATCTGGCAGGTGATGAGATTCCTGCGGCCAGACGTGCTCGGCGAGCAGAACGACTTCCTGAGGGAATGGTGCACCGCGCTGGGGAATGGAAAGCACAAGGTCAACGATCCTCGCGCGCTGGGGACCTATCTGCGCGACTGCAACGCCTTCACCCGCAAGACCAAAGATGGCGTGCGGCCTAACATCGTCATCCGCGAGATCGAACATTCGGCCGCCGCCCTGGCTAGGATCGAGGACGTGGCGCGCGATCTGGCGCACATCGCTTCGACCGGCGCCTTCACCGAGCGCGGCGAGGCCGTGCGCGAACTGGACATGCGCGTCCGTCAGGCCACAGGGATCGCCAAGGCGCGATCGGTCGCCCAGGCCGTGCGGGTGATGATCGAGGCCGGCGAGCCGGTGGTGTTGTTCGGCTGGCACCGCGAGGTCTACAATATCTGGCTGTCGTATCTGTCGGACCTGCGGCCCGCCATGTTCACCGGGGCGGAAACGCCCAAGGCCAAGGAGGCGGCCATCGACGCCTTCGTCGGCGGCAAGACCAAGCTGTTGATCATGAGCCTGAGGTCCGGTGCGGGGGTCGACGGCCTGCAGTTCCGGGCGGCGACGGTGGTGTTCGGCGAACTGGACTGGTCGCCGGGCGTCCATCACCAGTGCATCGGTCGGCTGGACCGCGAAGGCCAGACCGAGCCGGTGACGGCCGTCTATCTGGTCGCCGCCGACGGATCGGACCCGCCGATCATGGAGGTCCTGGGGGTCAAGGCCAGCCAGGCCAGCAACATCGTCGATCCATCCCTCGGGGTGCAGGCGGCGCAAAACGACGACAGCCGCCTGAAGGGGCTGGTCGACCGATATCTGAACAAGGAGGCCGCGTGACCCAGACAAGCCTGTTCGGCGCCCTGCCGCCCCCGTCCGCCGTCATGTCGCCCTGCGGTCTGTATCGGTATCGCCTGGAGCGCCACCTGCGTCCTGACGGACCGGTCGTCGCCGTCGTCATGGTCAACCCGTCGACGGCAACCGCTGATGAGGACGACCATACGGTTAAGAAGGTGATCGGCTTCGGGAGGCGATTGGGTTGGGGCCGGATCATCGTCGGCAACCTGTTCTCCTATCGCGCCACTGACATCGACGACCTGAAAACGGTCCAGGATCCTGCGGGCCCCGACAACCTGTCCCATATCGCCGCCATCCTGGACGACGCGGACCTGACCGTGGTCGCCTGGGGCGCGACCCGAAAAATGCCGGAGAGCCTGCGGCAGTCGTGGCGCCCCATCGCCGATCTGATGGGCCAGCACGGCCGCGTGCCCCAGTGCTGGGGCGTCAATGCGGACGGCCATCCCAAACACCCGATGATCCTGTCCTATCGCCTCCCCCTCCGAGATTGGAACCCGCCCGCATGACCGATCCGATCAAACCGCGCTGGCGCCAGATGGACAGCGGCGACTGGGCCTATGAGCAGGGCGAGGGTGAAGACGTCGTGCGCCTGGGCACGGTGGTGTTCCAGGACATGGGCGGGAAACGCAGCTGGTTCAGCGTCTCGGCTGCCGCCAGCCATGGGCCTGAAGAGGGCAGTCTGACGGTCTGCAAGCGGCGGGTCGAAGGGCTATTCTGGGAAGGCGTTATCTGCTCGTTCGGCCTAAATAGCAGGCTCTAAACTATCTAAGAGGGCGATAAGCTTGACGGACAAATATACAGTAGAAGCGTTCAGCAAGCCGAACCGGGTGAATAACCCGTTATGCTTATTTGAGAACGACCGGTCACGACTACTCTGACAACCGAGTGTGCAACGCGACAACCACGGCAGATTTTTTGCCCGTTAACGCGCTGTAAACCATAGAGAATTCGGCAACACGCGATGCAGCCTGAGGAATTAATGCGTTTCTTGGTGGACGGCAGCAGGAAATCCGTCTACACAACGACAAGAGGCAGGACCTGAGGGTGCATCTCCCTCAGGCGGATGGTCGGAGTTGCAGTCCGATCCTAAGCCCGTTGACGTGTTGGCGAGGGTCTCTCCGTCGGCCTGGTTCGAAAGAGCCAGGCCGTCTGTGTGTGTGGTGTTTACATTGCCTTGACGCGTTGGTCAAGTCATCAAGCACGACTTCGGAAATGTTGCCTTTGCTGCTTTCGTCAGCATTTTCGTTCTGTCGTTGGTTTTGCATTTGAACCAGCGTTTCGCTTTTCTGACGTTTTCGCTGTTGGTCGCTGTTACGACGAAACGTTCGAAATCTAGTAGGTTGCCAAACGACCTAGTAGATGCCTAAATCTGGATAACCTCGGCGATAGCCATGAACGGGTCCACACACGTGGGCCCTTTTGCATTTCCGAGCCTTGTTTTTCCTCAACATTCGCCGGACACGGCTAACGACTGCCCGCCCGGCGGGTGGGGAGATCGTCATGGTCGATCCGGATTGGCGCGGGTTTCGTCGCGGCCCGCGCGGGGAACTGTGCTGGAACGGCTGGGCCGTGTTCGGCCATATCCTGCCGCGCGTCGAACTGACCGACTTCCCCTGCTACGCCAACGGCGTGACGGCGGACGAGATCGGACAGACCGCCGACACCTGCGCTTATGTGCGCGACGGCTTCGTGATCGAGTGGTTCGGCAAGGGGCTGTGCCTCGCCCTGGGCGACGTCCGCCCGCTGATCTGACATGGCCCTGCGGACGCCGGGCTTCGCGGACGACGGGGAGCGGATCAGCGCATCGGCCTATGGCCGGTTGCAGGACCCGCCCATCGCGCCGTCGGCGATGTCGCGCCTGTTCGGTCGCGGTCTACCTGGCTATCCGGGCAAGGACCAGCACGGCCGCGACTGCAAGATGGTCAATCCGGCCGAGGCCGACCGGTGGCGCAGCCTGCATTGCACGCCGAAGGTCGGGGCGGACGGTCGGGTCAGGGGAATGCCGCCCGAGGGAGGGTCCTCGAACCGCGCGCGCCCGCCGAACCCGCCGTTCAAGGCGATCCCCGAGGGGTCCCCGCCACGCCATGCGCCAACGCCGCGTCATGCGCCGGCGGACGGCGAGGACACGATCACAAAGGCCGAACGCCTGGCGGAGGCGCGCGCCTCTGCGGCCGAAGACGACGCGGCGACGCGGCGCCTGAAGCGGTTGAAGGAAGAGGGATCACTGCTCGACCGGGGAGCCGGTCTGGACATCATCGCGGCCTTCACCGGCGAGTTGGGAAAGATGCTGGACCGCATGCCCGGCGACGAGGCGACCGCGATGGCTGCGGCCTGCGGGTGCGACGAACACACAGCATACCAGGCGCTGAAGGCGGTGGTGGAAACGATGAGGTCCGACCTTGCTCGACATGCCCGAGCTGCTGTCGGAGACCTCGGGGCGTCTGGGCGAGGCCGACTGCTGGCGGATGATAGCAGCGGAGATCGCGCCGAAGACCAAGCTTAATCCCGTAGAATACGGGGACCAGAAGCGGGTCTACGGCAAGGAAGGCAAGTCCAGCCGTTGGCGGTCAGCCGCGACCCCATGGGCCAGCGCCATCCTGATGGCGACGTCAGACGCCAGTCCGATCAAGCGCATCATCTGCCCCAAGGGAACCCAGCTGGGGTTCTCGGAACTGGGCCTGATCCGTCTGGGCCATGCGGCCGAACTAGGTCAGTCGTCCCTGTTCATCCTGCCGTCCGAAACCTTGGCCAAGCGGATGGTCAAGACGAAGTTCCGGCCGATGATCCAGACTACGGTGTCGCTGAAGGCGATGTTCCCTGGTCGATCAGCGGATACGGGACTGCACTTCTCCAGCCCCGGCGCGGACATCGTCTTCGCCGGTTCGGGCAGCGCCTCAAGCTTCGCCTCCGTCACGGTGCCGCTCGTCGTCGGCGACGAGATCGACCGCTGGGAAGGCGACCTGCAGGACGAGGGCGACCCCCTCGACCTTCTGGAAAACCGGATCGCGGAATACGGCTTCCTTGGGAAGATGTTCATCCCGTCGTCGCCGACCATCGAGGAAGGCGCGATCTGGCGCGCCTGGCTGGAGAGCGATCAGAGGGTCTTCATGTGCCCCTGCCCCAAGTGCGGGGTTAGCCAGCAATGGCTGTGGGACAACATGGAGTGGGACGGGCGCGGCACCCTGGACGCCCAGGCCGGAACGGTCCGTCTTCGCTGCATCGATCCCGACTGCGGCGAGAGCTCGACCGAGGCCGAATGGAAAGGCATCTGGGGCGGCGGCGAATGGGTCGCCACCGTCGCCAATCCGGTCCGCAAGGACACGGCGGGGTTTCACCTGTCGACCCTCTACGCCCGCTTCGGTCAGCGGACCTGGGCGCAGCTGGTCGAGATGTTCGAGGCGGCGGTGCGCAGCGGCAAGGAAAGCCGCCTGCGAGTGTTCTGGAACACCATCCTGGGCCTGCCCTGGAAGGTGACGGAAGACGCCGTCGCGGCGGACGAACTGAGGCTGAGGCTCGAGGACGGGCCGGCCGAAGGCGAACTGCCGGAAGACTGCCTGCTGCTGACGGCCGGCGTCGACTACCAGAAGACCTGGGTGGAGGTCTGGGTCTGGGGCTGGACGCGGCAGATGCGACGCTGGCCCATCGCCAGGGTGCAGGTCCCGCGACGAAACAAGGACGGGACGCTGCGATCCGCCGTCGCGATCGCGGACGACCTGAAGAGCGAGGCGCTGCACAAGGTCTGGCCCCACGCGCTGGGCGGGGGGCTTCGGGTCGAGATGGCGATCCACGACAGCGGCGACCATCCGTCGCTGGTGTTCGACGTGCTGGAGCACCTGGCCGAAAAGCGGAACTTCGCGTCCAAGGGCGTGCAGGGCTGGAACGAAAACGCCCCCGCGCGGCGGCCCAAGATCGTCGACGTCAAACAGGACGGCAAGGTCGTGGCGACGGGCCGCCAGCTGATGCTGGTGCACACCGCCTCGGCGAAGGCCGAGCTCTACGAGGATCTGCGGCGCAAGCGCGAGGACGCCGACGGCGAGCGGTTCGTGCACATGCCGCCATGGATGGGAGAGCCGGGACATCTCGAAGGCCTGGTGGCCGAAGAGGTCCGGCTGAACAGCCGCAAGAAGCCCTACTGGCACAAGGTGTTCGAACGCAACGAACCCCTCGACTGCGCCGTCCTGGCGCGCGTCGCGCACTGGCAGCTGAAGGCCCATCGCTGGGCCGAGGCGGAATGGAAGGCCCGCGAGATCATGGTGATCGCGCCGGGGGACAGGGCCGCGCCTTCGGCGCCGGTTCAACATGCGGGCCCAGGCGGCCGGCGAGTGAGAGGACACGTTCGTTGACGACAGTGACCCTGGACCAGCTGAAGGCCTTCGAAGCCCGACTGCTGACCGCGCTGTCGGACCCGACGAAGGCCATCTTCTACGACGACTTCAAGCGTGAGAATCGTCCCGTCTCCGAACTGGACGCGGCGCTTACGCGCGTTCGTGCCGAGATCGTCCGGATGACGCCCCTCGATCCTGCAGCGGCCGTTCCGGCCCGTCGCTACCTGACCCGTCACCGGAGTGCGCTGTGAACTGGCTGTCACGGCTGACCGGCGGCGGTTCGGCGGTTCGTCAAGCGGCCGAAGGGCCGCTGGTGAGGGTTACCGACCAGCCCTTCCGCGCTTCGCGCCAAGGCCGCGCCTCATCCTCATTCGAGGGGCAGCGCCAGCATATCAACACCGCCATCCGTCAGGGCGGCGCCCTGCTGCGCGAGCGGTCGAGGTTCTTCTGTCGGGAGAACCCGTTGGCGATCAGCGCCAAGGAACTCCGCACGGCCTACGCCATCGGCTGCGGCGTGATGCCCATGCCGGTCGGTTTGTCGGCGCCCCGAAAGAAGGCGCTGCTGAAGGCCTTCTACGAGTGGTGCAAGACCTGTGATGCTGACGGCGTCAGCGACTTCTTCGGCATGCAGGCCTCGGTTTCGGATGAAGAGTTCGAGGCCGGCGAGGTCTTCATCCGCCTGATCCATTCGGTTCACGAGCCGCTGAAGCTGCGGCTTATGACATCGGAGCAGTTGCCCTATTCGGTGGTCGCCGCTCAGAACGTGCCGTCGGATCATACCGTGCGGCTGGGCGTCGAGATGGACGCCGAGGACCGGCGCGCCGCCTATCACTTCCTGCGCTATCACCCCGGAGACGGGACGGTCACCACGTCCGACCGCTTGCGCACGGTGCGCATTCCGGCGTCGGAGATTCTGCACGTCTTCAAGGCGCGACAGCCGGGTCAGCTTCGCGGCCTGCCCCGCACGCTGGGGGCGCTGGTTCCCGCCAATAAGCTGAGCGACTACGACGACACGACTTTGGAGCGCGCCATCAGCGGTTCCAAGGTTTCGGGCATCATCAAGAAGGGTGCGACCGACCGGGGCGCGGGCTCGACGGTGATGGGTGGGGCGCAGTCCAACGGAGACGGGACGGCGACCCTCGATTTCGAGACCGGCACGATCCTCGAGCTCGAGCAGGACGAAGACTGGGTCACCGTCGCCCCGCCCGATCCCGGCGCCAACTACGGCGAGTTCACTTATCGCAACTCGGCCCAGGCCTGCGCGGCCATGGGCGTGCCCTACCTGGAGGTGACAGGCGACTTGCGCAAGGCCACCTTCTCGGCCGGGCGTCTCGGACGCATGCCATTCAAGCGCCGTGTCGAGCAGTTTCAGCATCTGCAGCTGTCGGTCCAGATGCTGCAGCCGATCTGGATCGCCTGGCTGCGCGATGGGCTCTTGCGGGGCAGCATCAGTCTGCCGCGCGGCGCCGCTCGGACGGTCGAGGCCTATGCCAACGTCCGCTGGATGGGCCCGAAGTGGGAATACATCGAGCCGCTGAAGGACCGTCAGGCCGAAAAGATGGCCGTCGACGAACTGTTCGTGCCGCGCTCGGACATCATCGCCGAGCGCGGCGACGATCCCGACGAGATCGACCAGAAGATCGCCGAAGACCAGAGGCGCGAGGCGCGGCTGAAACTGCGTCGTCCCGCCGTGGTGAACGGTTCCAAGCCACAGCCGCAGGACGATGACGACGAAGAGCCGTCGCCGGACGAAGACGAAGAGACCCGCCCATGACCATCCTGTCGCCGCACATCGCGGGCCGTTTGTTCGACACGCCCCTGCTGATCGCGCCGGACAAGCTTGCCGCCATGGTCGCCGGGATCGGCGGCCGCATCGTGGATGGCGGCGTCGTGCTGATCAATCACGGCGCCACGGTGGACCACACCGCCTTCTCAGCCGGGCGGCCGAGCATGGGCGTTCTGGACAGCGATCTGACCGCCCGTTTGGATCGCAATCGTCAGCAGTTCTATCCGGTCATCGAAGGCGTCGCCGTGATCGGCGTCGAAGGCAGTCTGGTTCAGAAGGGCTCCTACCTGGGGCAATCGTCGGGGCAGACCTCCTACCAGGGTCTTCAGGTCCAGATCGCCCGCGCCACGGCCGAGGCCACCGCCGGGAAGCTTAAAGGCGTCGTATTCGAGGGCGACAGTCTTGGCGGCGAGGTTTCGGGCGCCTTCGAAACCGCCGACGCCATCCATGAGCTTTCGCAGATCGTGCCGACCATGGGCATCCTGACGGACGCTGCGGCGTCGGGCGGTTACCTTCTGATCAGCCAGTGCCGTCAGATCGCAATGCCGAAGTCAGGGCTCGCCGGCAGCATCGGCGTCGTCAGCATGCACCTCGATGTCAGCGGCAAGATGGAGAAGGACGGCGTTCGCGCCACCCTGATCACCGCCGGCGAGCACAAGGCGGACGGCAATCCCTTCGAGGCGCTGGACGACGATTTCCGCCAGGCCATCCAGGCCCGCAACGAGAGCGTTCGTCAGCAGTTCGCGGAGACCGTGGGTCGCGGCCGCAAGGGCCGAATGTCCAAGGCCCAGGCGCTGGCGACCGAAGCCCGCATCTACTTCGATCAACAGGCCGTCGACATCGGCCTGGTCGATGTCATCGCACCGGCCCAGGCGGCCTTCTCCGCCTTCGTCAAGGCCGTCAACCCGGCGGCCTGACCGCCACCACAGGAGACCCTCATGACCACCCAAGCCCAGATGCTGGCCGATGTGGCGAGCGCGGCCGCCAATGCCGCGACAACCACAACGGCGCCGCCTGCCACGGCGACGACCCAGACGGCTCCTCCTGCCGCATCGGCGGAGACCGCTAAACCGGAAGCCGCCGCCTCGACCGACAGCCAGGCCTCGGCCTTCACCCCGCGTGTCGCGCTCGAAATGACCGCCCTGGCCTATCCTTCGATGGCCGCAAGCCTGACCAAGCTGGCCGCCGCCGCCGACGGCGGAGAAGGCGCATTCCGCTCCGCGCTACTGGCGGAACGCGCCGGCGGCGAGGGCACCGGCACGACTGTGTCGACGGCCCAGACCGCAACCGGCGTCAAGGAGCCGGGCAAGGCCGCCGCCGAGGGTCGGGGCGCCGGCCTGAAGGCCGCCGCCAAGGCCCAGAACAGCAAGTAATCCGTCCTCGGACGTCAACCCCGCCGCTTTGCGGCTACTGAAGGAGGTATGCGATGTCCCTTGTCGCATCGACCGGCCCGTTCGTTCAGCCGAAGCGGCTGTCGTCCTGGCTGAAACACGAATACGCCCTCGACCTGTGCCGCGAAGACGCCGAGCTCGCGGCCGGCGCCGGTTCCGACCGCAAGGTCGTCAGCGGTCAGGTTCTGGGCGCCGTCGCCACCGGCGCACAGACCGTCACGGTTACAGCCAAGGCGGGCAACACCGGCAATGGCGCGATTGCGTCGGCGACCGCCGATCCGAAGGTTCCTGAGGGGCGTTGGGAAGTCCTTATCATCGAGGCGGCGGCGAACGCCGGCAAGTTCGAGGTCCGGAACCCCAGGGGCAAGCTGGACGGCTCCGGAAATGTCGGCGCCGCCTACAACGGCGGCATCAACTTCACCTGGGCCGACGGCGCGACCGACATGGCCGCCGGCGACGCATATTTCATCGACCTGACCTATGCGCCGGGCGAAGCCTATGTGGGCCTCGATCTGACGGCGACGGACGGCAGCCAGGTGGCGGCCGCCATCGCCATCAACGACGCCACGGCGCCGGACGGCGTCGCGGCGAGGGTTCTGATCCTGAATGGCGGACCTTCGGGCGTCGACCCGATCAATCTGACCTGGCCCGACGGCATCACCGCCAGTCGGAAGGCCAAGGCCCTGCGCGAGCTTCGCGCGATCGGCATCCGCGCCACCCCTTAAGCCGCCGATCCTGGCCCGCATTCACCCTGAGACCCTGACAACGCCCCGGAATAATCCGGGGCGTTTTCTTTTGAGGAGAGCCCGTCATGGGACGCATCACCGCCGCCGACATCGACGCGGCCTTCCCCTACACCAACGCCGAGATCACGGACGCGATCAACGAGATCAACCGGACCTACGGCAAGATCAACGCCATGGGCGTGTTCACCCGCGAGAACATCTTCTCGACCCTGGTGCGCCTGACCCTGAACAGCGGCGAGATCACCATCCTGCCGGTGACCGAGCGCGGCGCGCCGGCGACCAACGACGACGACGACGCTTCGCGCACCATCTACGTCGAGTGCGCGCACATCCCACACAAGGGCAACATCACTCCCGACGACATCCAGAACTTCATGGACATCATCGCCCGCGCGCCGGTGAAACGCACCGTCGAGGGCGAGGTGGCCAAGAAGCTGGGCAAGCATCGCATCAAGCACGACCAGACCCTGGAATATATGGAAATGAACACGCTGAAGGGCGTGTGGAAGGACGGCAAGGGCCGCGTCGTCATGGACTGGTACGAGTTCTTCGGCGTGACGAAGAAGCGCATCGCCTTCAATCTGGCGGACGCCAACACGGACCTGATCGCCAAAACCGATGAGCTGTCGAACCATATCTTCGACAACCTGACCGACGACACGTCGGACGGCGTCGTCAACCTGGTCTCGCGCGAGTTCTTCAACCAGTTCGTCCAGCACCCGAAATACGAGAAGTATTACGACAAGACGGACGCCTTCAATAAGCTGGCCAATATGCCCTACAGCACCGAGGGCGGCGCGCGCGGTCGCCGGACGGTCTTCGGCGGCGTGATCTTCGAAGAATACAACGCGCAGGTGACCCGCTGGGATCGCGACGGCGCGGGCGTCCGCACCAAGGAGCGGATGATCGCGGCGGGCATGGGTCACGCCATCCCGCTGGGGACGCAGGACACCTTCTGCACCTACTTCGGCTCGCCCTATTCCGTCGTCGGCGCCAATGACGAAGGCCAGGACATCTACGTCACCCGCAAGGACCTCGACCACGAGGAAGGCGTCGAACTGAAGTCCCAGTCCAACCCGTTGGTCATCTGCAAGCGTCCGGCCTGTCTGGTCGAGACGACGGCCGCCGCCAACTAAGAGCTTCGGCTCGGTCGTGCGGGGGCGTCCGACCGAGCCAGAAGGCCCCCGCCGGGGGCATGTGAGGCGCGTCGCATGACGACGTCGCCAGAGGGAGCCGGCCCGTGCCTCGGGCCGGCTCCTCTCTTTTTCTCAACTACAACGAGGGTTCCGATGGACGCCGATATCGCCGCCAGCGTGGTCGACGATACCTTCGAAGCCTTCGGCACGAAGGCCTGCCGCTATGTGCCGCCCGCAGGCGGCGCGGAGGTCAACGACATTGTGCTTCTGCGCCACCGTCGCGCCGGCGACAGGTCGCGCGGCGGGCTGACGCTTGGCCGTGGCGGGTTCGAGACGACGGATCGGCCCGAAGCCATTCTGGTGCGCGATCGCGAGTGCCAGCCCCTTGCGGGCGGGATGTTCGTCCTGCCGGTCACGGGCGGCGGCGAACTGCGCTTCCGGATCGGCGAGGACCCTGTCGCGGACGACGTCTGGGGCATCGCCTGGCGGTGTTCGGTGACGTCGCTATGAGCAATCGCATCGCCGCCGCTCATGCCGCCTTGTTCACCGCCCTGAAGGCGGCGTTCGAGGCGCGCGGGGGCAAGGTGTTCCGCAATCCCGAGGGCATGAGGCATTTCGACCAGGGCGAGATGGTCCTGTCGATGCAGGACGACGAGAGCGCCGAGACCCTGCGCGTGATGTCGGGCCCCGTCTACGACCTCAAGGCCGAGCCGTTGATCACCCTGGCGCGCAAGGTCGCCGAGCCGGACCGCAGGGATGGTGTCTGGGGCGATGTCGACCTGGTCCGCGCCACGCTGGAAGCCGACCCAACCTTGGGCGGAGAGGTCGAGGACGCGCGCATCGCGCAGGGCGGCGTCGAGCCGGCCGAGATGGACCGCAACAAGTGGATGGCCGGGGGTCTCGACGTGACCATCCGGCTGCTGTTCGCCGCGCCTTCAGCGGCCGGCTGAGAAAGGAACCGTCATGACCAAGATCAAGCCCGGATCGGAGACCGTCGATTTCCTCGACGAGACGAAGGCGCCGCCCGCCGATCCGGCGCCACCCGCCGCCGCGCCGTCGTCCAGCGACGAGCCGGGCGAGAAGGATCCATCGCCGCCGACGGTCGAGACCTCGCCCTGGCTGACGACCGGCCCGAGCGACGAATTCGGCCCCACGGGCCATATCGTCATGCTGACCGAGGACGCCGCCCGCGCGGCGCCGGAGGGCTTGCTGATCGCACCGACGCCCGAGCAGCTGGCGCAGCACCACTAGGGCCTGCCCGCCTCCTCCACCCTTTCCCCTCTTCATCCGGAGAACTTCCATGCTTGGTCTGGAAACCCAGGTCGAGATCGCCCAGCAGGCCGATGCGACCACCTTCAACGTCACCGCCCGCAAGGCGCTGAACGTCTACAAGTTCACCGGCGGCCAGACGAAGAGCCGTCCGGAGGACCCGATCCTGAACGGCGGGTTCGAGAACCTTACCGACCCGACCGAGCCGGGGCCCGGCCTGCCGGACCACAAGGTGACGGTCGAGGTTCCGCTGTGCGTCGCGCAGTTTCCGTTCTGGCTGCGCGCCTTCTTCGGCGCGCCCGCCACAACGGGCGCCGCCACCGACTACAGCCATGAGTTCAAGTCCGGCCGCGATCTGAACTACATCTCGATGCAGCAGAAGCTGCAGGCCGGTGATTATCGCCGTCACGTTGGCTGCGTCGGCGAAGAGATGAAAATCTCCCTGAACCCCGAAGCCGACGGCTTCGCGCGCGTGACCATGACCTTCCTCGGCATCGAGGAGCAGCGCGGTACCGTCGCCGCCCTGGGGACTGTGACGGCGGCGCCTGCGCTGGATCGTCCGGCCGAGGCCCTGGCGAACGTGCTGTGGAACGCCGTATCGGGTGGTCAGCTGATCGGCGGCGAACTGACGTTCAAGCGCAACCTGAAGCGCATCCGCTCCGCCAACGGCACCGGCCTGCCCTCTGGCGTCGAATACAACGGCAAGTCCAGCCTCAGCGGCTCGGTCAAGCTGCGCTACAAGAACCAGAGCATCATCGCCGACGCATGGTCGCGCACCGAACGCGCCATGCAGATGGAGCTCCTGCGCTCGACCGTGCGCGGCATCCGCTTCCTGACGGGCCATGCCCTGCTGGACGAGACGCCCATCGGCGCCGACGGCCCCGACGGCGTCGAGGTGGACATTCCGCTGATGGGCTATCAGTCGGCCGTCGATCCGGCGCTGCGCATCACGGCGCTGTCGTCCGTCGCGACCCTGGCCACCCTCTAAGCCATGACCCAGACGCCCCCAACCATGGCCACCCCCGCTTCCCCGGTCGCCGACATCGCGACCCTTCCCCTGGCGGTCTATCAGCCCCGCGCGGCGGATCAGATGGTCGTGGTCGAGATCGAAGGCGGCCTGCCGGCCGTCCCGGCCGACGGCGACCAGCCTGCCCAAGCCGGTCTGCCGCCGCTGGTCGTGCAGTTCAAGGTCCCCGATCCGGTCGATTGCGCCGTGATCGAGGCCTCGGGTCGCGAGATGCTGTTGAACCTGATGCAGGGGCGCGGCGCGGACCGGCGCTTCGGCCTGACCCTGACGGTGCTGGACGAGAACACCATCGCCGCCCTGGCGCCTTTCGTCACCGCCGTGGAGAGCGCGGCCCACCTGATCAAGGCCTGGAACTATGCCTTGCCGGGCGCGGACGGACAGCCCGTCCGTCAGCCCATCACGCCCGAGACCGTGGCGGAGCTATTTCGGGGTCGCCCCGTCGCGCGGGCCGGATGGACGCTGCAATACGAGACCGCCTCGCCGCTGGAGCGCGCCGAGGGAAACGTCTTCGCCGCCTCGCCCGACACGACTTCGGCGACGGCGGCGAATACTGCCGGGGCTGCGTAAAGGCGGGAAGCGGATGCAGCCGGGGCGGCGTCGGCCGCACCGGGCGCTATTGCCCACGCACCCTGAACCGGCCGCTGAGCGCGTCCGGCGTCCTGGCGGTTGACATCGGGGGCCGGCCTGGCGTTTGGCGCAGGGCCGGACAGATCGGCATCCCCTGCGGGATCGACTGGGCCCAGGCCGCCGCCCTGATCCCCATCGGCGCCGACAGGGACCGGATCATGGGCTTGCTGCGCAGCTACGAAGGCGGGCTGATCGAGGGGGCGGCGGAGACGGCGAAGCGTCAGGCGAAAGACAGAACATGAAGGCCAGGGGGTTCGACGACCTGTCGGAGTTCATCGCCGATGCCGCCCGCGACGGCGCGTTCGCGTCGGAAGACACGATCCGCGTCACCGCCCGCAACACCGCCACCGAACTGCGTCGCATCGTGCGCAAGAACTTCGGTGCCGAATGGCGGGTCTGGGACGCGGGCAGCTTCTCCAAGAGCATCCGGGTGCGCCGCCTGGCCAAGGGCCATTATCGGGTCGACAGCAAGGCGATCTACTCGAAGAAGCGCAGCGGGGAGGTGAACCTGCTGTGGGTGTTCGACACGGCCCCGGTGGTCCGGTCGCGCGGCCGATCAGGGATTTCGATCCCGATCAAGGACGGCGCGCCGATCTCGTCGAACGGCCGCCGGTTCGCCTGGCCCGCCGAGGCGGAGGCCATGGGGTGGGACCTGTCCTTCGCGCCCATCGCCGGGAAGACGAGCGTGCTGATCCTGGGCCGGCGCAACAGCTACGAGGATCCGATCCCGCTCTATATCTGGAAGCCGGACGCCAAGATGCCGAAGCGGCTCGATCTCGACGGGCTGCACAGCAAACACGCCGCCAAGATGGAGGCCGTCTGGGGCGACATCCTGGACCGCAAGGCCGCCAAACGCGCCGTGGCGGCCTTGCGAAGCTAAACCTAGGGTCGTCGCGTGGGCGGCGGCGGTGGAGGCGGCGGCGGCGGCGGGGGTGGCGGCGGGGGTGGCGGAACGTTAACAAACCCGCCATGTTCGCGGCCAATAGGAGGAGGTTTCACCGGAGCCATGTTACTCTCGCAGAGGTTGAAGACAGACCGCAGGGAACTGCGATATCTGATGCATAGTCAAGGGGACCTGCGGATGCAGGACCTCCACGCCTTCGCCAGCGTCGCGGACACACGGGCATCGATCATCATCAGCGTCGCCGCCGCCCTGGCTGCGGCCGCCGCCGGCCTGTTCGCAGCGACGCTGGACAAGGGCCCGAACTATCCCGTGATGCTGGGCAGCCTGACGGCCGTCGTCCTGTTCGGGCTTTGCGCCAAGCGCGGGCTTCACAGCGCCCGCCGCCGCCTGTTCCATCCGCGCGGGCATCCGCCCTCGGCCTTCGAGCCCGACGTTCTCGCGGACAAGCCGCTCGCCGACATCTACGCCGAGATGGCCGAGGATCTGGACGAACGCCTCGCCTTCAACACGGCCATCCTGCGCGAGCGGGACGACGAACTCGAGAAGGCGATCACACTGATGTGGCGCACGCCGTTCGCCGCCAGCGCGGCCGCGATCATCGGATGGGTGATCCCCGCGCTCTGGCCCAAGTAGGGCCCTCTACACTTCCAGTCTTTCGCAGGGCGGTCCGAACGGGCCGCCCTTTTTCATTCAGGATCGCTCATGGCCAGACGCGTCGCCGAGCTCGATTTCCGCACGACCGGGATCGAGCGCGAGACCCCGCGCGTGCGCACCCTGACCCAGGCGCTGGCGGAGCAGAAGCGGGAGGTCAACGGCCTGCTGCCCGCCTACAACGCCGCCCAGCGCGGGGGCGGGGTGCTAGGGTCGGTCAGCGCCGCGTCGGCGTCGCAGGTGGCCCTTCTGACGGGCGCGCTGGGTCCACTGGGCGCGGGGCTCGCCGGCATCGTCTCGCGTGCGCCGGGCGCAGCGTCCGGATTGATGGCGGTCGCTTCGGCCCAGGAGCGGATGGGGCTGCTGAGCCGGGCGACCAATGTCGCCGTGCTGGGCGGCGCGGCCGTGATGACCACGGCCGGGATCGCGGCGGCCGCCTATGCCGGCGACATCCTGCGCGGCGCCGACGCCTATGCCGCCATGACGTCGCGGCTGAAAATCTTCTCGGAAGGGACGGTTTCGGCCGCGCAGAACGAGCGCCAGCTGTATGAGAGCGCCCGCGACGCACGCGCCTCGGTCGAGGGGTTGTCGACGCTGTTCGTGCGGATCACGCCGGCGATCAGCGACATGGGGCGGGCGCAGTCGGACGCTCTGGAGATCACAGAGGCGACGTCGAAGGCGCTGGCGATCCAGGGCGCCACGGCTGCGGAAAGCATGGCCTCGACTATCCAGTTCAGCCAGGCCATCGCCTCGGGCGTGCTGCGCGGCGACGAACTGCGGTCGATGCTGGAAAGCAGCCCGCTGCTGTTGCGCTACATCGCCCAGAACCTGGAGATGAACGGCAAGATCGGCGTGGCCTTCGGGTCGCTGCGCAAGCTGGGCGAGGAAGGGGCGATCACGGCCGAGAAGCTGGTCGCCGCCCTGCTGCGCGCCCAGCCTCAGATCGAGAAAGACTTCATCAACGCGCCCAAGACGGCCCAGCAGGGCTGGCAGGTGTTGAGAGACGAGATCACGCGCACCGTCGGTCAGCTGGCGCAGACGACCGGCCTGCAGCAGGGCGTGTTCGGCTTCCTAGACGACCTGACGTCGAAGCTGGAGGGGTTCCGCAAGCAGGTTCTTCTGAACCCGGACGGTCTCCAGCCCGCCATCCGCGCCGGCGAGATGTTCGGGCAGGTGCTGGAGACGGCCGGACGCCTCGCGGGCGGGGTGGTCGAGCATTTCGACCTGATCGTCTCGGCGGCCCAGGCCTTGATCGCCCTGAAGGCCGGCGAGGTCCTGGCGGCCGGGTTCGCGATGGCCGCCACCAAGGCGCGCGAGGCCTATGCGGCGATCCAGAGCTTCCGCGCCAACGGCGTCTTCGTGGCAGGCGCAAAGGGCGATATCTTCAGCGGCTCCAACGGCGACCCTCTCGGCGCCTCCGCCGCCATTAACGCCCGGACGGCAGCGATCACGGCCGAGGCGCGCGCCAAGGACTTGAGCGCCCAGGCGGATATCCGCGCGCGGACCGCGACAGCCGCCCGGACCGCCGCAGACGCCGCGTCGGCGGAGGTGACCCGCCTGAAGGCGGCCGCCGGAACGCAGGCGGCGCTGGTCGCCGAGGCGGAGGCTCGCGCCAGCGCCTTGGTGACGGCGGCAGAGCGGGCGGAGACGGCCGCAAAGTCCGCCGCGACGGCCGCGACCAACGCCAATACCGCAGCCGTCACGCGCAGCGCGATCGCCCAGCAGGCCGAACTGGCCGTCACCAGCCAAGTGTCCAACGCCTATGCCGTCAAGGCCGCCATCGGCCGAGGGCTGTCCGGCGTCTACGCCCTACTCGGTGGCGGCGTCGGCGTGCTGACCATCGCGCTCGGGGGGCTGATCTACGCCGTCTGGCAAAGCCAGCAGGCGTGGGAGGAAAAGGTCCGCACACTGCGCGACACGGTGGTCGTGTCTGACGAGTTGCGCGCGATCAGCGATCAGCTAGCCAGCGCCACCTGGGCGGAGGTCCCAGCGCTTCAAGCGGCCGCCGCCGCACACCGCGAGAAGGCGGCCGCCGCCCTCGAGGACGCCAAGGCTTCGCTGCAAGCTGCGCAGGCCCGCGCGGCAGCGTCGGAGGCCTCTGCTGGTCGGGGTTCGCCCTATCCCGGCGCCAGCTGGGTCATGAACCCGACGGCCGGCGTCCAGGCGCGAGACCTCCGGGCGGTGGTCGCGGCCGGTCAGCGCGATCTGTGGAAGGCGGAGCAGGAGCAGTTCGTCTTGGATGCTCGCGCGCGCGTCGTCGACAACGGCCGCCGCGAACAGCAGAACCGCACCGGCCGCAACGACGCAGGCGGCGCGCTGACGGCCGATCAGAGGGCCGCCAACCAGCGCGTGATCACGCAAAACCAGCAATGGGCGAGCCAGCAGCTGCAGGACCTTGCGGGTCGCGTCGCCGGCGCGGAAGCCACCCTGGCCCGCAATCCGAACAGCACGGCGCACGCCGAAGCCGTCGGGCAGCTGCGTCGGCGGCAGGAGGCGGCGCTGGAGCTCTCGTTGCGCGGATCGTCCAGCACGCCGGCGGCGGCCGGCGAATCATCTGGCGGCGGCAAGGGCGGCAAGGGTCGTTCGTCCAATGCCGAGGACCGCGCGGCCCTGTCGATTCTGCAGCGTGTCGCCGATGCGGCGCAGGTCAGCCAGCTGATGGGCCGCGCGCCCGGCGCCGACGACCGGTTCAGCGTGCGCGAGGGCAAGCTGTTCGACGGCGACAAGGCGTTCGTCGCCCGGTCAGAGGACGAGGCCCGCGCGGCCGCCGCCTATCTGGAGCAGATCAAGGCGATCACCACGGCGAAGGACAGTCTGGTCGCCGAGACCGACCAGACCCGAGCCGCCCTGGCGTCGCAAGCGAAACAGACGCTGGCGACCGCGCTGGCCACGTCGCAGGCGACCCAGGCCGATCAGCGCTGGGCGGACAAGATGGCCGAGGCGCGCGGCGAGAGCACGGCAGTGGCCCAGGCCGAACGCGAGGTCGCGGAGCAACGCCGCCAAGGCGCGGCGATCACGGACGAGGCCGCGCAGGCCTATGTGCGGCTGGTCCGCGCCCAGGAGGCCGCCAAACGAACGCAAGATGCGCTGAACGCCGTCCGTCCGGTGGTTCAGGACGTCACTCAGAACGCCCTGGCGGACATGGGGCGCACGCCGCAGAAGTGGCGGACCGATGTCGGCGGCATGGGTTTCGACGTCGACGGCGCCCTGCGGCAGTGGGGCGAGACGCGCGAGCGGATCGCGGCGGAGGTCGAGCGGCGCATCCGGGCCGAACAAGACAAGGCCGTTGCGGACGGGCTCAAAACTCAGGAGCAGGCCGATCGCGAAGCGGGCGAGCGGATCGCCGCTTCCCGCGTCGCGCTGAACGTCGAGAACGCGCAGCAGGTCGCTGACATCTGGCGTCGCCAGCGCGAGGACGATCAGGCGGCGTGGGCAGAGCGTTTCCAGCAGCGGCTGGATCAGGAGCGCGACCTGGCGGACAGCATCACCGGTTCGCTGGAAGACCTGGCCATGGGGGCCGATCCGTCCGACGTCGGCAAGCGGTTCACAGAGGATCTGCTGCGGTCGATCTGGCAGGAGTTGGTGACCAATCCGCTGAACCTGGTCATCCGCAACCTCATCCGGTCCATGATGTCCCCCGGCGGCGGCGGGACGGGCGGCTTCTGGTCCTCGATCATGTCGGCCTTCAGCTTCGGCGGCGGCGGGTCGTCGGGCGGCGTGCCCGCCGATCTGGCTGGCCTGTATCGCGACCGCGGCATGCCCAAGTTCGACCGGGGCGGCCTGCCGGGCCTAGTAGCCATGGCGTTGAAGCCCGGTCTGATCCGGGGACCCGGCGGCCCGCGCGACGACAGGATCCTGGCCAGGGTGTCGAACCGGGAGTTCATCTCGAACGCGGCGGCGACCCAGCGTAACCAGCCCTTGCTGGAGGCGCTCAACAGCGGACTGAGCCTTGCGCAGGCGCTGGACCGTGGCGTCCCAGCCTTTGCTACGGGCGGTCTGCCGGGCGGCGTAATGGCCGATCTGATGAGCCGTGAAATCCTGTCGGGCGAGCATGGCTATGCCTACACGCCCCAATCCGCGGACAACGACCGATCCTCGGCCGAGACGTCGCGCGCGGGAACCGGCGACCTGATCGTCAACATCAGGAACGAGACCGGCGAAGCCGTCGAACAGAAGTCCATCACCAAGACGCCCGAAGGCTTCGATCTCGTGCTGGGCCGGGCTGTCGAAAAGAAGGTCGGGGAGATGGGTGCCAAGGGCTCGCTGGCCAGGGCGTTCGGCAAGACCCCGCAGAAGAAGCGGCGCTAGGATCATGGGAAACAGACTGACCAACTGCGGCTTCCTGGACGGCGCGAGCGGCTGGGG